CGTGCCACTTAGGTCTGTTGTTGGGACTGTTGCAGACGCTGTAAACGCGCTAGTTCCACTTCCCTTGACATAACCCGTCAAAGTAGTTGCGCCAGTACCGCCATAAGCAACACCAATGGTGCTTGCGTTCCAAGTGCCTGCGGTTAGCGTTCCAACGCCTGTAATGCCTGTGTAAGAGCCAGAGATTCTTGCCGTGTCTATCGTGCCAGATGTAATCTGAGTAGCACCGATAGCAATGTTTGTGTCTGCCAACGCTGTCAGTTGACCTTGTGCGTTAACAGTAGCGGTTAAAGTCTTGCTTGCAGAACCAACAGATGCCGCAGTTACACCAGTATTCGTAATCGAGAAGGTGTAGACGCTAAAGTTAACCCAATACCCGCAAAATATGTCGCTGAGCCTGAGAACTGCACCCAAGGCATAGCGGTAACACCAATAGTTCCCGATGCCGAAGCAGTACAAACCCATCCAGTATCTGCGTTAGATGTTCCGTTTAACAGAACTGTGTATGCGCCTGACACTTCTGACCATGTGTCCATGTCCGTTGCGCGTGTCCATGCGCTTGCAGACGCTACATAAATGCCGTTTTCTGCTGAAGCGGTTTGGTTTTTGACCAACACCCGTTGACCAGCAGTTACAGAATAGCCATCAATGGTTTGTAAGCCAGAAAGTGTGATGTTTGCAGTAGTACCAGCAGAACACGCGGCTTTAGGCCCTAACCCTTGCGCTACTGTGTCTACATAGAATTTGTTGGCAATGTCTTGGTTTGCACTTGGTGTAGTGCTAATCGTGCCAGTTGTTGTGCTGATATTAGTGAAAACACCCGTTGAAGGGGTAGTCGCACCGATTGTTGTGCTGTCAATAGTGCTACTTGTGATTGTCAAACCCGATTGAACTGGGTTAAAAGTAGCGTAAAAAGGCACACCCTGACCAATAAAGGTCTGAAAAGTTCCGTCTACTGCAAAGTATGCTTGAACGGGAAGTAAGTTTTGCAGAACAGAATTGGCAGGGTTAGCCATAGCCGTTAACTTTGGTCAGCGGCTGGAGTTACATACAAAATGCCAGCAGTTCCAGAATTGGACTTGGCTGTTAAATAGTATGGTGTAGTTGGCGTAGCAATAATCATTGCGCTTGTCATGCCTGCTGGCAAAACAAAGTCACCATTAGTGCCATCCGTGGGAAACACGGGTGCGCCAGGGTCTGTTGGACCCCATTTCACAGCAATAGGGGCGGCACCCGTATTGAGAAACGAAGTGTAGTTAATCTGGTCATTTGTGTTGTCATCAATCAAAACTGCCGAATGTGCGGTAGAAGTGACCGACAACGCTACTGTTTGACCAGCGTTGCGTTGTACTGTTGAGCCAGCCATGATTAAGCCGCGTTAGTAGCGATTGGTGCGCCTTCAACGCGATGCACTTTGATGTAGTAGACACCAGCCGCAGGCGTAATTGCAGTAGCACCACCAGATGTGTTCTGGAATTGGATTTGCAAAGTGTTATCTGCGGTTGCGTCAGCATTGGTAATCGCAACATTAGATGTTTGATTGCCGTTGTACTGAAGAACTGTACAGATGTCGCTTGCTTTAAGACCAGGGATTTGGAAAGTCTGTAATGACTGCACAGAGGCAGTAGTCATTGCAGAAGGGGTCAAAGATGGAGCCATGATAAATGCCTCTTGGACATTTCCACGGGCTAGGGTGGTAGATGACATGATGATTCCTTTGCAGAATGGTTAAATTGTAGCCGTAAAAGCGAAAAAAGCCACCCCTTTTGAGGATGGCTCTTTCTTTATTTACTCACAGATTATGGTAAGAATGTGAGGTCGTAGCCGTAGACAAACACATCGCAAGTCGCGGCAATCGTAGTACCCACATTCACATAAATGTTAGTGGGGTTAGATATAGCGGTGTTGGGATTTGTTGCGGCAGTAATGGTCACATAAGGACCACCTGTGTTGCTAGTTAAAGCGGCAGTAGTCAAAATGGTTGAGCCTGTTTGTGCTGGGCCTGTGTAGACACCAACAGTAGCCGTTGCAATAGTGGTGGTAGCACCGCTAGAGTTTAAGCCGTTAGTGATAACAACGCTGGTAGGCACAAATTTGCTTACATCTAAAACTACTGACGCTGTATCACCAGCGGCAGACAAGTTAACAGATTGAGCAGAAGCAATCAAACGCAAGGCTTGATTTGTACCAAGGACTTGTGGGTGATTACTGACTGTGGTTGCTGGTCCTGGATTTGCCATGATATTTATTCCTTAAAAAGTTAATGATTAAGCGGCAACGCGGCAAGCGAGTTCGGGGTACAAAGGTGCCCATCCGTACAACACATCTAAACGAGTAGGAATACTATCGTTGTTGATGGTGTATTGGCGGACAACACGCATGGACAGACCGATTTCCTTGTCAGAAGCGCGACCAGCAAAATGCACACCTTCTGGCAATTCAAGGTCGGCTACCGCGAGGGTAAACGCATTTCGGTGCATGATGATGTTTTGTGGAGAAACCACGCCTGTGCTGTTGAACTGAGTCACAGCGGCAGAAGCAGAAGTGCTAGGGATAGACACGTTCTGGAACTGACCAGCAGTAATCACAGCGGGAGACACAATCACAGAACCAGAAGAACCAGAAGCAATAGCAACAGTTTGCTTAACAACGAAGTTACGCAATTTGTTTGAGCCGTAGGCTTGGCGGTTTTGTGGGTTGACAGCGTAAACGCCAGCGATGGTGAAGGTGTCACCAGCATTGAGGTTCAAAGTGCCTGTGTTTGCGGCAGTCACAGTAATAGTGCTAGAAGATGCCCAACCAGAGGTCAGGAAACCAGTAGCAGTAGTAGTAGCGACAGAAGCAGTCACAGTAGTGGTGCTGTTGTTACCAAAGGTTTGAGCAACGACGTTTTGGTCGAGTTTCCAGTTCATCCCGCCGCTGTCGCGCCCCATAAGTCCTTTGCGATATTGCTCGCCAATGGCTTCTTGAGGTACAAACAAACCTTTCAAACTGTCAACGATAGTTGCAGAAGTGAAGGGTTCAACGATACATGAACGACGGCCATCGCGTGGTGCGCCTTCAGAATCGAGATACGCGCCAGCAGTCAGATAAGTAATCAGACCAGTTGGAGGTGTACCAGCAGTTCCAACGATGTTGGCGGTCTGCAAAGTAGCCATAGACATACCATCGCGGTCAATCTTGTTGGCAATGGCGGCCACGGCAGGCTTCAACACTCGGTCGCTGAACATATCAAGCGAAAGTGCCAAGTCTTGGGTGGTAAATTGGGTGTCCACGTGAAATTGGGTTGACAAAGTAACAGGGACTGAAGTCTCGTTAAAGTCTTCCACATTTAAAGCGGGACCCGTAGTGCCGATGAAACGACCTGGTTTACGGACATTGACTGTGTTACCAATCTTTGCACCGACAACCGCGAATTGGTCATCATAATTGCGGTCAACTTCAGAGGTGAATGTCAACTCGTTTTCCAAAACCATCAACGCTTCGTTGGTGATTTTCGATATGGTCAATAAATTATTAGCCATTTCATTTCCTTAAAAAATTAAAAAAGATTAGGTTTAGCGAATCTTTCCAGCCTTGCGAGCCTCTTTCCATGCTTGAAATGTTCCATGCCACTCACCATTGGTGGATAGCGGTACATCAGCAGGACTAGACCCTCTCAGCGGTTGGATTGGCGCTGGTGCTTTACTACGAACAGTAGGTGCGGATTGTGGTTTTGTTTCCTTAACCTCAAACCTTGCTTCAAGTTTTCCAATCTCTCTTAACGCTTGTTTAGCACTCAAGCCTGCGATTTTCTTTGCTACTTCGTCATTCTCAGCCAGATGGTAGAGGATTTGTGGCCCTACATCGCTCTCAAGAATCGCATCGCGTATATCGTCATTTACGACAACATCGCTAGATGCAACGATTTCGTCAAAGTCTGGCAATGACGCTTTGGCTTGTTGCACTTTGTTTGCCCATTGGTCAATGACCTTCTGACGCTCTTGTGCTTCTTTAGCCTCTGCATCTTGCTTACGCATTTCACCGATTCGTTTGTCTGCTGTGTACTCTGCTAGAGCCTTCGCATATTCAAACGCATCGTTAAACTGACTTGGCTGTGGCTCTTGGTCTACTGTCTGTGCTTGTGGCGCAGGCTGTCTCTCAAGTGCCGCTAAACGGGCTTCTAAGGCTTCCCTTGCTTGACGCTCTTGTTGCGCTTCTTTACGCGCTTCTTCGCGTTGCTTGGTTATCTCAGAAAATCGTCTTTCGAGTTTCGGATTCGCTTTAGGCTTTTCCTCTTGCTCTTTTTCTTCGATTTCTGGTTCACTCCGTTCCACTTCTTCGGTTGGCTCTGTTTGCACAGCCTCAACTTCGGGTTGGTCGGCTAAACCTAATCTATTTGCATAAAACTCTGCCGAGTTTTCGCTGGTCAAAACTTGACCCGCTTCTTTGTCTGACATAGGTTTCCCTAAGAATTAACCCGATATACCTTATCGGTAAGGTTTGGTGGCAAATCTACCACTAATTCATTGCTTGGTCAAATAACCGTGTTTTTCAGCGTGTTTAATAGATTCTTTATCCATTGACATAGGAATTTGCCCAACGCCTTCATCGCGCAAGTATGCGTATCTATGTCTGCCGTCACCAAAAGTAACGCCACCATCTTTGTTAACAGAAACATTGCTGGCGTGCATAGATTTGGCATCTTTTACCCAATCTGCAAATTTTTCGTATCTGCCTTCTATGCCGCCTTCACCTTTTTTGCCGACATATTGCCATTTAGTCTTAGCAAAGGCTTTATCAAAAGTTTCTGGGTTTACATGAGCAATTTCGTGACGATTTTTTGCTTCAATAGGGTGCATTGTTACAGGCAATTCCCTATCTTTTAACTTAATTTTGGCTTTGATAGGCTGTAATGCGCCTTTTTTCCTAAGTTCTTTTTCGTCAAAGTCTTTTTTGTTTTCGCTAGTTACTAAGGGCATTAGATAGCCCTTTCTGTTGTTTCTGCGCTTGCGTTGTGCAAAGCAACTTTGTCCATCTTTGCAAGCAATATTGCAACTTGCGCCTTATATTTCTCAATTTCTAGTTGAGTCTGAGTTTTCAGCATCGTGTCTTGCGCTTGAGCATCGACTTTCATACGCATATCTGTGTGATGCTCTTGGTCGCGCAATTCAATCTCATGTGCGCGATTAGTCTCTTTAATCATTACGCGCTTAGTCTCTGCTTCTTGCTTGACTTTCTCAATATCACCGCGCTGTTGCATCATGACTTGCATTGCTTGCATCTGCTGTTGCATCTGCTGTACTTGCTGTTTAGCCGCCGCTAGTTGCATTTGTACTTGTGGCGGTATATCTGACTTTTCGTCAATTTGCGCGAGAGGATTGGATGCGGCAAGGCGGTCGGCAATGATGTCTGCGCCTGGAAAATCCATGTTTCTAAACACTAAATCACCAGCAACATTGAACAATTCTGGCTTAGACAACAAAGGCATCATTGCGTCTACTGCTTCTTGACGCTTGCTGTTGTAGCCTGGTCCTGTCTCCATCACCACATCGTATTGACCGATTGATGTGTTGTTCAGGATGTTACCTACTGCATCGCGCTGGTTTAACGGCAACATATCGGGTTTGCCATCTTCGCCAATGATTCGCAAAATGCGCTGTGTGTCGTAGATTTTGGGTATTAAATCAAGAATGACTTTGCCCACATGGGCGATTGAACGAGTCAAATTGTCGTAATAGTCGTAGTTTGTTAGGTCAACTTGCTGTTGCTGTCCGTTCAAAGCCTTGCCAGATATGTTGCCTTGACCTAGTTGTGCAGGGTCAAAAATACCCATAATGGCTTTTATATCGTCTGAAACGATAGCCGCCGCCGCCATAGTGCCAGCAGGCGGTGGTTCTGGTTGCAGTCTCTGAGGTGGAGGTGCTGTTCTGCCTTCAATATCCGTTTGTTTGTAGCGCAACAAAGGAAATGACTTGATGTTTGCTTGCGCCCAATCCTGTTCGTGTCCCTCGTCTTGTCCTTCAGCCATAACCCATTTGGCTTTGGGTGCAAGGGCGATTGACTCAGTGATTGAGGTTTGCCAGAAGTTGTACATACGCTGACTGTCTTTAGCGTAGCGCACCATGCCGAACTTTTTGCGCTTGTCACCAATAACAACATGGCGTCCGTACACAGGAATAATCGGGATGTAACGGCTAGGCCAATCGCGTTCTTCGATAACCTCGATGGCGGTCAGTTTCTTGTACTTAATGGTCTTTTTGAACGATTCGCGTGTATCAATAACTGTAATTCCAGCCATATCTAAGCGATTAAAGAAGTCTTTGTCATCCGCAAAAGTAGATGAACCATCGCTTAACAGATAGAGTTTTGCCTTTTCTCTGACTGTGTAGTAATACTCAGCAAGTCTTATATCTTCTTTTGTAATCCATTCTGACTGACTGTCACCCGTACCGCGCTGTGTGAACGAAGTTCCATCGTCATTGTCTGGGTATATTGACCTAAAAACTTCTTTGCTCATCATTGTGGTGATTAAGCACTTTTCAGCGTCAGAGCCGTCAGGCAATATGCTGTTAGGGTCAAAATAGACTGTGAACGGGTTGTCTACTGGGTCAATGTAGATTTCTTGGTCAAACGAATCTTCATTTATGTAATCTGTACGCACACGCATAAAACCCCAACCCATACGCACCGCATAGTCAAAAGCGTTGTCGTAAGCGTGGTCTGCGTTGCTGTTGACTTCAATGTGTCGAATAATGCCCTGTATGTCCTGCGCTTCTACCATTTGCTCATGCGTATTTGTCGCGTGAACTTTGATGCGAGGGCGTTGCTGGCGTTGTTGATTGGCTACTTGTCTGCAATAGCCGTCTAGTTTGTTAATTGTTAAAACTGGGCGTGACTCTAGATTACGGCTGTTTTGCAACTCGACTGGCCATTGGTCACCAGAAACAAACTTTAAGTCCTCTAACGCTTCTTGGCGATTCATCGTGTCTGCGTCATTGCAGAATTTGAGGAACTCTATCGCTTCGGTAATAACTGGGTCAAAGTCATCCATATTTATCCCATCCAACCTAAAGGTTGCCCGTAATGTTGATTCTGCACTTTGCGTCTAGGCTTTGGCTCGTTAATCATTAGCCCGATGTACCGAAAGGCATCTGCGCCATGACTGTACTGGTCGTGCAAAGGATTTCGGCTAAACTGACCCGTCTCAGGGTCTACCTCATAACGATAGTGACGCAAACATTGTAGACCATCATGACAATTTTCTCTATCAAACCAACAATTTCTGAATATAGTTCGTGCCGCATTTATAGAGTCCGCAATAGGTGTTCGTTCAATTATCCGTGTTTTATAGCCCGATGCCCTGACGATTTCTTCAATAGATTTGCCGTTGCTAGCCAATGTTTTGTTCTGTGCGTCATGGGGTAGCCATAGCGTGTCATACATATAGCCGTATGTCTGCATCAGGGCTAAATAGTGACTGATTGTTTTTTGATTGTCCTCAACATAGCGAATTAGCCGTGTTTCCATGCCTACAAACTGCAAGAACCATATCGCTGTGCTATCTGCCCAACCCAAATCAAAAATCGCGTGTACGGGCTTTGTAGGGTCGTAATTGACCTTTGTTATGCGCCCGTCTAACTCTGCTAACTGCATTTCGTTAGCAAAGATTGCCCCGTCTACTGTAAGCCTGCATAGCCCTTCCCAGACTGTTTGATATGCTGACGGGTCACGACTCTTTAGCGCGTCTTTCTCAAATGCAAGCGTTTCGGGAAACCACGGGTTATCCGACCAGTTAATCTTTTGTACAACTGCGTTTTCGGGTGGCTTTACAACAAAGCGTTGATATGTTTCGTCTGTTTCTAGTTCTGGGTTAAATGTCACCCAGATTTCAGATTCTTCTTTACGGATGGTAGGGATTAGGGTATTCCATGACATTCGACTTACCGTTTGTGCTTCCTCCACCCACGCAATATCTATTCCTTCATAACTTTTTACATTAGCAACATTGTTTTTAAGACCAATAAAAGCGAATTCTGAGCCGTTTCGCCCTCTAATGCTGTTTTGCGTTATCTCAAATATGCTGTGCATATTCATGAGTTCTATCTGGTCGCACAGCAGTTTGTGTACCGAATCACGAATAGAAGTCTGATATTCCCTAGCGCATAAGACGCGAATAGGGTTTCTTGCCGCCAGTATTAGCAGAGCCTTTGCTACGCTGTGAGACTTGCCTGCACCCCTACCGCCGTAGTAGATTTTGTATCTAGCCTTATCAAACAGGCCAGCCATCTTCACAGGAAACTGTGCGTTTGCCTCGCTCATTGTGGCGCGTGAAAGGTCACATTGATGCCTGTTAACGGCTCTCCGTCAGCACCAGTTAATTCGTGTTTTTGTGTTTCTGACCACTTCATCTGCGTTTTAGTCCACCAAATGAGACTTGTTGTATCGCCAGATGTAGCCTTTTGAAATAGTTTTCCTGCTATCTGCCTGTTAGCCCTAGCCTTACCTAAGTCTAGTTCTGCTCTGTAATGCTTGCGTAGCGTTTTATCGTCTATGCCCACTAATGTGGCAATCTGTTCATGAGGCAAGCCAAAGCCGCTACTGGTCTCTACCAGTTTGCGCTTTTCTTCGGTTGGCTCATGTGTGATATTCATTTTATAAAGGGGAATTTACGCTTATCTTAACTCAAGCAAACTTAACTTGCATCACTTTGATTGCGTTTTCAATCACAGCGTCAGGGTTTTTACCTATCTGACGATAGAAAGATGGGTTGCTGAACGCTAACTGTGCGTCTTTGATTTCGTTCATGTCTTTGCCTTGAAACTTTGACGCAATGCTAATTGCTTTCTTGTAGTCGTTGTTCATTAGTGCTTGTTTGATTAAGTCGCGCTTTGATTGCATTTAATTCTCCTTCGATGATTTCTGAAATACTATAAGTTGTCTTAAGTTTGTCTAGTATAACGACATCCTTCCACTTTTGTTGTATTTCTAGCAAATCTTCGTAATTTTTTTCGCTGAACTTTTTTAAATCTTCCGTACTATCTATTAGAAACTGCTCGTAATCAGTCAATCCCGCTTGTTTTAAAGTTGCTACGCATGACCTATCAAAAAGTATGACGCAACTACACGCCAGACTCTCATAAAAGCGATTGGCTAGATTGTTGAAGTTGTTGTGAGTAAAACTATCTTCTATGTACAGGGAATAACGGAAATTGAGCAGGGCTGGTTTGTTCCAACTGAATTTCATAATCGGTTTTGCTGTACAGCCAATATGTAAGAACTTTTTATGATTCTTTGTGCTTGTCGATAAGTACACATCGCCTTGCAGATACTTTTTAAAGTATTTCTCTCTGTCTACTCTATAAGTGCCGTAATAAATAAAATCTTTTGTCTTTTTCGTCTTTGGCATTTCATTGAATAACAAAGTATTCAAATTGACGCTATAACTGCGTTTAAAGCAATTAAACTTAACCGCGCCTATTTCGTAGTTGCACAGCAAGAACGCACTTGTTTTCTTGAAAATCTTGTAAAACATTCCGTTCGGGGCTAAGTTGTATTCGTTTGTTAGCCAGCCCCACGCAGAGTCTTTGTTTATTTCTTCAATCTTGTCGAGTTCGTGAATAAACGGGAATTGTGTGCCGTAGGACACCATAACTACATCGTATTTTTTCTGAAATCTGCGCGAATTCTCGTTAATGAACAGCACATCAACTGTATGTCCCAACTTTTTTAGTTCTTTTTGTATTGCTATGACATTACGCACATGAGCATCTATTGGGTTTTCTGCGCGTGGCACAGTCTCAATGATTAAAAGACTAGCCATCTAAAAATGCCATGAATGTATCAAAACTGATTTTTTCGCTAGAAATGCCCAATTTAGCCTTAATTATTTCCTTTTGCGCGATGTTTTCACACTTAATTATGAAATTGACCGCTTCGTTCACTTCGTCTATTTCTTCAATAGCATCTGCCGCAAATTCGCCTAACAAAGCGTCTAATTCTTCTTGATTGAAGCCTAATTTCGACAATTCGTAATCGTCAGCGACTAATTCTTCAATCTCGATTCTGAGTAAGTCTTTGTCCCAATCTGCGTTTAGAGCCAGTTTGTTGTCAGCAATGATGTAAGCCTTTTTCTGACTTTCTGACAAGTCTTTTAACTCTATCGTAGGTACATCTGTCATTTGCAGTTTACGGGCGGCTAATAGCCTGCCATGCCCTGCAATGATGCCGTTATCCCCGTCTATTAGTATTGGGTTAGTCCAGCCAAATTCCTTAATGCTTGCCGCTATCTGAGCCACTTGTTCGTCAGAATGTGTACGGCTGTTGTTTACATAAGGTATTAGTTCTGTAACTTTCTTTTGTGTGACTTTCACTTTTTAGACTTTTTAATCACTTTTTAGACTTTTCAGCCTCGCGCTTTTCAGCGTAAGCAATGGCAACGGCTTGTTTTAGGGGTTTTCCCGCTTTAACTTCCGCTTTAATGTTTTCCTTAAACGCTTTCGGGCTGGTCGATTTCTTGAGCGGCATCGTTTTTCTCCAGTTCAGCCAAAGTCCATTGGCATTGTTGCAAAGCACCATTAATTTGGTGCAACTGTTGTTCAAGTTCCTTGCCCTTGGCTATTAAATCTTGAATTCTTAAGTTGATTAGTTCTTTAGTCATTAGCAGTTCCAGTTCTTTAGTGATGCTTTTGCCCGTTCAGCAGGGCCTTTGGCGTTCTTTACAACGCCTTCCATACGCGCGCAGAAAGAGGCCTTCCTGCCCTTATCTTTCTCGGTCTTGGGGTTTGGTGCTGGAGGCTTTAAATGGCTTCCATTCTTAGCGTTGTATTCAGCGCGACCCTTGGCCGTCATGCCTGCACCCTTGTCGGTTGGGTTGTAGGTTTTATCTTTGCCCGTGGTCTTATGTGGGATGGTCTTGTCGTGCTTTTTCATTTTTTGGCCGTTTTAGCAGATTGTTTAAATGCTTCAGCAGTCGGTGCGCCCTTTGTGCCAGGCTTTCTCATCTTCTCGACGGGCTTGCCTTCTGCCTTCTCGCGTTCGATACGAGCCTGTTTTTTGTGAATATTTGCATAAAGTCCAGGTTTCATGATTCCTCCAAAACTGCACAGATGTCTTGCCAACTCATTTTTAAGTGACGCTCACCATCTAAGTTTAGTTCCTCAAACTTCAAGTATTCTGCGCTGTAATCTCTGGCTAATGTGCCAAAAACAACCTTATCACCGACATTTACGCCTTGAAATAACGCATCTTCACCAGCCGCTATGACTGTGCCGATTGAATCGGCTTCTGCCATCGTGCTTGTATCAAGAATTAGGGATTTAACGCGAGGTTCGGGTTTGACAATGATTTTGTCGCGTAAAGGTTTAATTTGCATTTAGCACCTCTACTTTGCCTGTAATTGGATTTTCAGACACAAAAGTTTTTTTTGGCCTGCCCATTTTCTTTTTAGGCAAAAAATCCCCAGAAGGTTCTGGGGTAAGTTCGGCAACTGCTTTGCTCGAAAATTCTCCGCACCACTCTTGTGGACTGCGGTTTTGATAAGTCGGAAATCTGCGACAAAGACCCAAAATTGAATTTGTGTCTAAGTAATTCTTGCAGTCCCTACAATACTCACCAGCCATAACAACTCCTTTTTAGTTGGTTTGGTTAGAAGCCCCGTTAGTCCCCTATGACTAATGGGGTTTCGCTTTAACGATAGTGCGAGCGGTCGTGGGTGTAGCAAACGCCAGCAGTACGACCAGTATTGAACTCGCCTTCCATGCCAGCAGTTTTATCTTCTTTTCCCATGGCAACACCACCAACGATTTTGCCTTTGCGTTCGCCAGTAGTATCAGATGACAACGCGCCCATAGGCACTTTTTCACCGCTACGACCAGGTGTGAACTTTTCTTTGTCTTTCATTCCCATGATTTTTTCCTTGCAAGGTTAAGACATTGTGCCACAATCAGGCTATGTCTGTTGCATTATAGGAGTTTTTTCAATGGCTACAAATTTTAAAATTACTCAGGCTAAATCTAAGCCCACTTCTGGCGGTCACTATGTGATGGAACGCGAATATAAGAAAGAAAGCCGTAAAGTTGCTGAACTCGAAAAAGAGTTAAAAGAACACGAAAAGACAGATATGGCTCACGCCCACCCAATGCACAAAAGCCACGAGGCACAAAGCCAAAAAGATGCGCCTTTGCCAAATATGCGCGAATATTGAAGTTAGTAACCGCCTCATAAAGCAGAGTCCCGAACCTGCACAACACGATATTAGTCCAGAAGGCGCTAACCCTTTTCGGCTACCAACACGGCTGGAGACTGACTAAATGCGAGGTATTGTGCACATACCCCTTGCCAATTTCCATGCGTCTTGATACTTAAAAATCACAACTTGATACTTAAACCCTGTTTTGCCAATGCAAGCAGGGTTTTTTCATACGCTTTGTCCCACATTGCTTGTCGTTCTTCTTTTGTGAGACACATTCCTTGGTCTAATTCTGCGTGGCAAGTGTAGCAAAGTGCCGCAGTAAATTCATCTGACGCTTTAATTCCACGCCCTTTGCCGTGTTTTGCCCAGTTGCTGTGTGCCGCTTGCGTTTGTCCTTCCGCACCGCAATGTTGACAAGCCAGACTAGCCACATTTTTTAAGTGGCTTTTACTCCTGTAATAGTTAAATTTTAGAATAGGTAATGCCATGTTCTGCACCCCATGCAAACAGCCATTCGACAAACTCTGACGCTTGTTCTTTTGTAAAGTCTCGCGTCTGCATACCTAGTTGTACGATACCATCGCCTGACAAATTAGGGATAACTACGCCCGTTTTTTGACCGCTATCTTTTAAAAACTGGTCAACAAGCAGTCTTTTCCAACTCTCAGAATCCCATTTTGAACCTAGATGTTGCGCTTGTTGTGCAATTTCTTCAATCATTGCGTGATATTTTGCGTTCTGTAAACATGAACGATTTGCGCTTTTTATCTCTAGCGTTAGTTGTTTGCCAGCAGTTAGTGCAGATATGACTTTTGGCCATAAAGTGACCATCAGCGACCGCGCCTGTGTTTCATTTGTTAAATCGAATCGCACTCTTGCACCATAATGTTTGCCCCTGATTCTTCTGCATAAACTTTTTTGATATGCGCTTCAACGATTTGTGAATCATCTAAGTAAACAATCCCGTTCATCGCATCTGTAATACTTTTATATACATTGTCAATGTCTATGCGTTTTGGATACTCCAAACCCCTTAAACACGCTTCCTTGCGTTTTTTTGAGTATGACGCTGGTACTGTATAGCGTAGATACAAAAACACGCTTAAAGCCCCCTCTAGGGGCTTGGTAGAGCCTATTGCGTGTCTGGCACGCATCGCTACATGGGTTTCATAGTCGATTGTTTTTGCGTCTGTGTATGTCTGCACAAAGTAACCGCGCCTAGCAAATCGTGGTCTGCCTTTGGGAACTGGGTCTCCATCGACAGTAAAAGTCACAACTAATGTCATTCTGTGTCCTGTTTTTTAACAACTGCCAGACCAAATGTGTTTGCTGTTTTTTCGATGCGTTCGCGTTCGTACTCAACGCCCATTTCCCAAGCGTTAACAGCCAAAGTGACAGCGTTTTCGTCTACGCCTGCACTTCTGAGAATTGATACAAGTTCTTGCTTATTCATTGCGTAACTCTTTCATTTTTTGGGCTATCAAGATAGATAGAGTAGGAAAATCTTTCTGATACTGGCGTGTCAAGTAACGCGCATGGTCTATCGACCCTTTGTTCATCGTCATCAAAGCATAGTGATTTGTCAGAAACTCTAGGAATGTCTCCCGTGAGTCGTAGGGCTTCAGTCGCGCCAGCCACACACATTCCTTCTCTGATTTTGTCGAGCAAGGCATGAGCATCACTTTTTGTCATAGTTAGACACCATACTTTTTCTGAGTTCTGCGAGTTTTGCAAGTGCTTCGCGTTTGGCTGTTTCGCTGTATTCGGGAACTTTGTGTTCAATTTGGGTTAACGGCTCTCGAGGCGGGATTGTTGGACCATGTTGACAAATATTGCGAAACTGCAACGATGAAGGCGGTCTAACAGGGTCAATGTGCGTTAGCGCATAGTCCATCGATGGGCGATATGTCAGAAAAGAACCTAGCGTTCCAATCCATTCGTTACGAATCAGATTTGCGTCTATGCCATCCCACTTACGCGCAAAGTCATTGCCGTAGATTGCGTTCATGCGACCAAAAATGTAATCAAAGCCTTGAGATTTTTCACAAAAGTTGCTCATTTTTCACCTCTTCAGTTTGCCAAAAGGGCTTTTTTGGCGTTGTTAAACCGTTTGTCAGCACAGACATTGAGTTTGACAGTCGTTCAGAATGAGATTGTTTCTCTTTCACCCACTCTGCTTTGAAAGATTGCCAGTTTCTAACAACTATCTCGTTTAAAGCGCTTTCCAGCGACCACCCTGCTTTGTTTGCTTCGCGTTGAATACCCGCTATCACCAATTCTGTAATCTGCGCCTTCTTCGTTTTTCTTTGTTTAACAAAAGAATCCCAAACTTCTTGTGAAACACCGATAGGTGTAGCAACGATAGTTGCTTTCTTATTGTGTTTTGTGTCTTGTGTAATGTGTCTTGTGTTATGTGTAGCATTACTATCGCTATCCGTTCGCAATGCGTTCGCATCTTTAGTCTTATTCCATCGCGCTTTGGCACTTTCGCTGGCTTTCTGTGACTTGTCACCAGCCTTAGAAATCTCAAAATTTGCTCTGTTGTTTACCCAACCATCCTTTGTTTTTACAAAGTATTCACGCAATACGATTTCAATGCTGTCGCAATGCGAACGCATACGAATCTGTCTAGCAGTTTCTTGTATGTCTAGCGGTATGGGGGTTTCGTGAAGATAGTACCAATCGAGCAAGCGACGATAAGTTAAATCTTCCATTTCGGAAAGATGTTCCGTGTGACTTTTGTAGTCACCAATATTGAACTGGTAATAGTGCATATTTGCCGCTTTTTAAAACACCCTTAGAAGAAACTGCGGCAGGAGAAGGGTTAACTCTTTTCGGTTTGCTCATGACTTCAAACCTAGCCGTGTCTCCATTATATGTTACCAATTTTTAGACAAACCAACTTGGTTTTAACAACTGCAACTGCCAGATTCTTGCTTGTGGCACTTTGACCCATTGGGAAACAGCGGCCTGACTGATTCCCAATAGTTTCGCAAGTTCAACTTGTGAGCCTGCAAGAAAAATTAACTTTTGTTTATCCATGAAGTGGATTATACATAAGCAGACTTATGTTGTAAAGGGACAACATAAGTGAAACTACTTAGAAAATAATCTTGACAATGCTATAAGTTTGCTTATAATTCATCCATGCCCTAACAAATCGTAAGGGTCTTTTAAAAGGAAATCAAATGACTGCATACACAAAGTTAACTGCTAAACAGCACATGGTAATGATGGACTTTTTGTCTACTGCCAAAACAAATGGCATCAACAGACTGTGTGCTTGTGTTCCTTCTAACCACCCAATGTTCAGAACCAATCAAGTGCGTCAAATTAGAGTTGTAACAGATGCTATCGCTTGGGGTTGGGATGAACTTGGAAATCGTGTTCGTCTTACCCCTGACCTTCGCGTTTTACAAGAAAATGGATGGGGCAATAGCGCACGATAAAAAAAGGGCGAAAGCCCTTATTAGTGTAAACACTTAAAAAATAATTGTTGACAAACACTTAATCTGTCTTATAATTCAATCAATCCCCAGCATATTGCAAAGGGTCTTTTAGAAAGTATGTATGAAAAGTAAATCTTGGAAAAAAGAATGGTTAGTAATCAAACACGAAGATTACGACAACACATGGTCTGCAATGACTATCCCTCTTACATCTAATCAAGCAGTCAGATTTGTTGTTGATGGAGGTTATCTACATCGCCACATCAAAGGCAGTATCAAGATTGTTACTTTGACAGAGTTTGCAAAATTACAAGGAGTTACAGCATGACATTTCCAATGCGACACACAGACCTTGACCAAATGATTTGCGAGCACCACGATGTGCCTAATCAAGACCTCGAATGTTACTTTGAGGCATATACGGGCAATCTTTGGTTTGTTTACGTCAATGGTGGCGAAATCCACGAACTGTTACGCGACACAGTAATCCAAACCCTCGAAGAAGCATACGCCAAGGCTTGCAAAGAAGAAGCCGACAACGATGCACTTGATTACGCATTAGCCCGTTATGAAATGAAAAAGGACTTAGCATGAACGAAACCACACGCACTTACCCACGCACTCTAGATGAGGCGTTTCCAGAAAACACTACCGCTATTGAGAAACGCAATAAATGGATGTGGTTTGAGGAACAACAGGCTTTTTCTCCTGACACCGAGTTTTGGACATACATAGCGCTTGCCTTTGGTGGCTTTCTTTT